CTCGGATGGGTTGCCCCAGGATCGACGGCGACCCTCATCTCCTCCATCCTCTCGTCGGGGAGGGAGGGGACGACGTGAAGGTCCCGGTCGAAGTTGCGATAGACCGCCCCCTCGGCCATCACCCACAGACCGAGAACGTACCTCTGATAGAAGAGGCTGGACGGGGGGCCAAACTGGCGCTTGAGCTCGGCGACGTAAACGGGATCCAGCCAGGGGTTATCTTCGAGCGTGAAATGCCAGCTTTTGAGGTCCAGCTCCTCCTCTCGATCGATCCATCGCTTCTTGAGGTAGTGAGCGGGGGGGCCGGGGTTCGTGGTGAGGAAGAGTTGAGCTCCGGGCTCGGAGAGGCGGCTCACCAGCATGTTAAGGAAGCTCTCCGGGGAGAGGCTCCCCTCGTCAACGTAGGCGCCGCCGAGGGTGAGGCCGGCGATCTTGGTATAGGCGCTCTCGTCGTTGGCCCCTTCGCAAAGGATATGCCGCCCGTAGATGGTGGCGACCTTCAGGGACCGCCGGTATTCGAAGTCGCCCGCCCCCACAAGCCTGGAGATGGGGAGAAGGACGTTGCGCTCCAGGGAGGTGAGGGTCTTCCCCGTCATGAGGAGGTTGACACCCGCCGGCGCCTCCAGGACGGCCCGGAGCCATCGGACGTTGGCCCCGACGGTCTTCGCAGACCTCACCGCCCCGTGGGCGATATTGACCCTCGCATCGGAGCCGAGACAGAAGTCCCTCTGCTTCCCCACAGGTACTTGGAAGCTCACGTCTCCACCTCCTCGCCCATCCTCTCGAAGAGGATCCGGATCTCCCCGCCCCGGGCCGATGGGTCGGTCGCCTCTTCCAGCCGCCGCTTATCGATGCCGATCGCAAAGCCGGTCATCAGATATTGAAAATCGCGGGGACTATCGCAGCTCTTCAGAAGCTCCCTGCCTTTGTTCAGGGCCTCGCCTATCAGCTTGATCCTGTCCTCGGCGGCGTAACAGGACTTGATAAGAGCCGCCTTTTTCGTTGCTGAACGTTCACCCAAATCGAGTTCATTTCGTGCGGCTATGTTAGATATGGTCCCTGTCGCTCTGTCGAATTCGTCGGCTACGTCTCGGACGGATCGGCCCGCCTTCAGAGCTTCGAGGATCGCCTTCTCTTCATCTTCACCGACGGGACCACCTTTTGCCATCATGTACTAAAAGGACAATCATTATATAAAAGGGTTTTGTAGATTGTCCTCTTTGTACTCAATCCAGTGGAGCGTTGAACCCCCTCGACTCGCCCTTCTCCTCCAGGAGGTGGATGGCCATTTTTGCTTTATCCGCTGTCCACTCGCTGGGGATGTCGTCCATCAGCTGCTTGATGGTGGGGATCTGACCTCCACCGACTTGAAGATAATACGCTCGACTCTTCCCGAAGACCCCGTCGTCCTTCGCTTTCTCACCGGATCGGACCTGGTCCTTTGAACCAGATGGGACCACATTGGACCGGGTCGGAATCGATAGCGGGACCACATGGACCAGATGAACCGGGTCAACTCCATCCCCCACAACATTACCCACATTCTGGGGGGTATTATTGTTATCCATCTTTTCTTTAGAACAAGGGGGTTTATCTGGTCCATCTGGTCCTGTTGTTGATTTTGACCTGGTCCTATCTGGTTCCAGCCGGTCCTGTACCTGGTTCTTCTTTCTACTGAGTATGAACTCTCCCCAGGCCTCCTCGTCAAAGCTGGTGTTATTCCATACCCGGAGATTCTCTCCGTCTGGTGTCTTGAAGCGCGTCTTTTCGAATCTCTGACTTATCCCCACGGCGTTGAAATCGCGGATATGGACAGGCAGCGCCCCCACCAGATCGCAGAACTCTTTATACTTCGTGTGAGCTCCGGAGGTAGATAGGATCTTCCCGTAATCCCCGATCATGAATAGATCCCAGAAGTACTCCGCCGACTGTGCTTTCATATCGTAGTCGGCGACTATCTTCTCTCCTGTTGCCCCCCTGTAGATCGTCATGGTCTCGATAACTTCGGGGGCGATCTCGATCAGGCGGTTAAGCAGTCCGGAGAGCTCCTCCGGTTTGGTGATCTTCTGGGTTATGTGAGGGTCTCTCTTTCGCTCACGGGGGTTTCGGGGGTCAGGGTCGTCCACAAACTTGGTGTTGAATGAAATTGGGGCGATCCTCCGCTCGAATCCATACGAGGTATCATCGAATCGGGGGGGCTTGTTGCAGTCGGCGACATAAAAGCAGTGGGGCCTGAACTGGACTGGTGCGAGGTTCTTTCTGTCGGCGGTTACGACCGTGTTCCCGGTCAGTCTCTTGATCCAATCTGTCTCCGCCTTTTTGCCGGAGATCTCCGAGTTGATGACAAAGTCCTTGTCTTTCAGCTGGACCAGGTCGAATCTATTCTTCGATAGACCCGTTATCTCGACCTCAGATATCCGGGAGTCGCCCCAGAACGCTCTGATAAGGTCAATGCAACGGTTCTTACCGTTTGATCCGTGTCCGATCCAGGGCGAGAAGAACTCGAATACGTGACGGGTCGTTTTCGCGGCCAAAATGCTCATGAACGTTTTGCGGCCCGTCTCATCGAAGACGTCTTCCATGAACTGATCGATAACAGGGGATTTAGCTCTCTTGTCATACCGGACCGGAGCCTTCCAGGTGAGCATAAACTTAGGGTCGTGCTCCATGAAGACCCCCTTCCTCATATCGACGACACCGTTCTCGACGGGGAATAAGTCGGGGTAGACGTTGAATATCTCGCCTTCCGTCTCGTCCAGTGTCCGGAGGAAGACCTTTTGCGTAACCTCGCGGGTGAACGTGATATTAACGACGTCGTTCCCGGCGTGATCAAGATCGGCGGCGATAAGGTTCTTCCCGTTCGGCTTCCAGATCCCCTCCTGGACGTCGTAGACCCATATCAGCCCGTCTGGGGTCGATATGATCTTATACTTCGATATGATCGAGGTTGCCGCCGCCGTTACGCTTCTTTGCCGTCTCTTCTTCCCGGTCTCCTCGTCGGTGACGGTCTTCATAAGGTCCTTGAACCTCAGCCGTTCCGGGTCGGCGGCCCCTTCACCCTCTCCTTCGTCCTCGGCGGCCTCCTCAGCATCCTTCGCCCGGATCTTCCGGAGGGTGAGCCTCTGATAGTGCTCTCCCTCCTCGACCCACTTCCCGATCTTCGAGATGTAGGCCATGATCCAGTTGATTTGGGGGTCAGTGAATCCGGCGATGGTGAGCTTCCCCACAAGCCCGAACTCGGCGTCCGATCGGTCCCCGTCGTGCCGTTCCTTCGCCTCGTCGGTCCAGTCCAGAAGGCTCTGGAGGGTCGGATCAGCCTCTAAAAGGGTGTCGAGCTTCTCCTTCACGAAGTCGACGTCGATCTCGCCAGCGTCCTCCGACGGCTCCGGCTCGGCTTCCTCAGTTGCGGGGGGCTGGTTGAACTTCTCCGTCCAGGTCTTCAGGGCGTCGGGGTCTGGTGTCAGCCCTTCGATGAACTCCAGGAGCTTCTCATCCTCATCCCGTTGTGGGATCTCGCCGATAGCTTCCCTGAGGTGGTTCTTCCGCCCCTCTTCCTCGTCTTCAAACTTCGAGTTCCAGGTCCCTAGGACCCCACAGACTCTTGGGGGATCAAAGGTCGTCGTGTCGACGTCGACGTTGGCTTCCCTTCTGACCACCTTCAGGAAGGCCGCCACCTTCGCTATGAACTCCGGTGTCGGTGGGGTGGGGGGGATAGGCAGCAGCAGCCCCGCCCCGTTCCCGGACTTGAAGCCGAGCCCCGGCTTGAGGCCCTTCGTCGATAACCATCCCTGCACTGTGGGGAGCTGCGCCAGCGCAAACCCGCGCTCCCTTTCGGTGGCCGCGAAGTCCTTCTTATCATCTGGTTTTTTCGCGTCGACGTCGATAAAAATGTTGGTGTAGGCCTCGACGTCAAGGTGGGTGTGGAACTTTTGGGGTTTCCTCTTTAGCCTCTGGACGTTGACCCACAGTTGCCACTTCCCGTTCCTCAGCTTGATGTAGTCGACGGCCCGGTTTGCGTTGATGAGGTCGAAGTGCTTCTCCTGTGCGCCCTTCTCGCCCGTCTTCACCGACTTGATGGCAAACCGTTCATGACCTAGGAACCTGATGAACCGGGTTAATTCTTCGACTGTGGGGGCGTTCATCTCGACCCCTCCCCGGGGGGGTTAAGATTCGCGAAGTTAAATCCTTCCTCTGATTGAGGTACGGATAGGTATTTATGGGTAGAATACCTAGAATTCATCTAGATCACTGATCCTAAGTTCTCGGCCCCAAATGTCTCCTAGGCGGTTCTTGGGAATAGTGACGCGTGAATAGTCGGCGGCGGTGGTGGTTCGGAGCCACCACCCAAAACTCTTCTTAACATTCATACCATGACCTCGGTTAATAGAGTTGGGTCTCTGGCTATCGCTTTATAGCCAGTTCTCAGTAAGAGTCTACCAAAAGCCGATGTTGGTACACCTAGTCGGTCTGCCGTTGCCGCATACATTGCTTTTTCTTCTGGTTGCAAATGTATGGACAGTGTTTTATCCCTTTGTGGGATGCCATCATACTTTGACATTTTCTGTCTCCTAGGTCTGAGAATTCGGAGGTTCTCGACCCGCATACATATTCTGAGCCCGAAAGTTATATACCCTTCGGCCGATATGGCCTAAAATAATAATTAAAGTTCGCCCCCGCCCCTGGGGGAGAGGTCGCCCTATTCATCCAAATCCTTGTCCTCGCGATTCTGAGCATTCTCTGCTAACATGCGGACCGTCGTGTATGCGTCCAGTTCGGCCTTAATCCTTACTTTATCAACTTCAGGCAGGTCGTGCCAAACTTCCAGGTGTTCCCTGACGGTGTCGGCGTACGCCGCGTATTCGGTCAGTCTGTCCTCGACCTCGAACCCCAGCCTCGATAGATATCGGATGGTGGCCGCCACGCTTGTGTTCTTCTTATCTGCTTCCTTCTTTATCCTGTCGTACAATTCGACGGGCATTCTAACCTGTACGTTTCGTTCCTTCGCCTGCATGGGAATTACTTATCATTACATCGAATATAAACCTATCGGCCCGATTAGCGGAGCCGTATATTTCGACGGTTATGCTTTGCATAAGCTTTGCACTCCCCACAAATCCCCACAGACCAGGAGCCAAAATCTCGCCTCAGAAATCGCTATCAGTCGCCACTGCTCCGGGCCGACCCCCTCGGATGAGCCCAAAAAAGAACTCAAACCCCACGATGATACGCGACGGCTCGCCAACATTCCTATAGTCTCTGTGGGGAGGCCTGAGATCGAGTAAACAAGCCTGGTTCCAGTGGCTGTAAAAAAGATGAATGGGTTTGTAGAGGGCCACAGTGTAAAATATCGTCTACTTTTCCATGACCGCTTTGATAAGATCTATCCTGGTGTTTTGTGTTTCTAATAGATCCTTTCGCCTTATGCTTTGAGTAGTACCTGAACCGCCTCGCTCTTCCCAAGAGTCTGCATATTCACAGAGCTTTGCGTCGATGTCCTTCGCGGTTTCGAGAACCCACGCATGAAGCTCGGCTTTTGGATCGGGCAAGGTTTCGTATTTGTATTCTGTTTTTTCAACCATGATATAAAATACTCCTGTATATTTAAATAGTTCACTCGATTGCATCGGGAGGTGGAGAGCGCTTGCTTAACTTTATTTAGACAAGAGCTCAACTACAAACGCCGTCGCTTACCACCAAATAGCGTAACCTGTGATGGAGAGATTACTCTGTCTGGCGGCAACCAGGCAGAGTAACTTCAGTGACAGAGGTCGCGGCGCGGTTAGGAGTGATAAATTTGGTGGAAATTGGAGAAGCCATTTACATCGTGGCTATCATAAACTTCTTTCATATCATCACCTCCCCGCCCTCGGCTCGCCCCGGTCTATCGCCTGTTGGACCTCGGCCAAAGCCTCCGATCTGCAGTGATCGCACAGGGATTCCCCATAGATCTCATCACCCTCAAAAAGAGTTGCCATCTATCTCATCCTCCTCAGCAAGACCGGACCACCGGCCCCGCATATCCGGTCCCTGAGAGGTAGGAGGCGACTGGAAGAAGATAGACCTCTCGGCGACTGTCGGAGCGGGCCGGATCGCGAAGCGATCCAATGGGAGGAGAAGGCGATCAACCTCCTCCTCGATCCTCTTTTGCCTATAGTAGCGGAGAAGACACCGATCCACCGCGCGAGCCCGTCGCCTCCGCCTCCGGCGCATCTGGTTGTGGGTCATCGCCCGGCCTCCTCAGCCATCAACCCCATCGCCCACCGCGCCACCACCTCGGGATATGCCGCCAGAAGGCAGTTTAGGGCCGCCTCCACCTGGCAGGGGGATAGGCGAGGGCTCACGCCTCCGCCTCCTCAGGCAGACAGAAGCCCCTTCTATCGGGATTAGTGGCCCGGACCTTCAGCCCCGCCAGCTCTTCGCGAAGCCTGGCATTTCTGGCGGCTATCCTCTCGGCCCTCGCCTCCAGCTCCTCGGAGGAGAGGGGAGTCACGCCCGCGGGGAGGTGGGGGGCCCTGTCCCGGAGGATGGCCGCCAGCTTCTTCTGGTGTTTGCAGGGTTCCCCGGCCGGCCCCCTTCGATACGTGAAATCCGGGCAACTGCACCCGTTTAACGTGGTCATCCAGTAGCCGCGCCGCTTGGAATCCAAGAAAAAGCCCGTCGCCTCCGAGAATCCCAGGTCCTCGCCAAAGACGACCGCCGCGCCGATCTGATCCGGCTCCATCCCCGCGGCCGCCGCCAGGTATTCGACTCCTCGCCTGTGGTGGAGCCCGTCGGGCAGATCAAGCCCCGCGGCCTCCTTTGTGGATGCAATGCTTTGCATTTGAGTTCACCAAATACATAATGGGTCATAAAGGAATATAAAGCTTTTGGTGAGTAAACCTTAAATATAAAGCAGGGCCAAATAGGATAACATGCCTGAAAAAAAAGTAGTGGCTACAATAACGATCGATCCAGAAATAGCCGCATGGATCGACAAGGGAATAGAGAGCAAGAGGTTTGCAAACCGGACCCATGCAATAGAGTACTGCCTATTCCATGTAAAGACCGAAGAAGAAGCCAAGATAAGAGGAGAACAGGGAAATCATGAAGCCCCTGCCTCCGCTTAACGACATTTCAGTTTGGTGAACCCAAATGTCACCTGATTCTATCCCATCAGTCGAAGATATACCTTTCGACGTCTCGCCCGCCCTCCGATCCCTCCTCTCCGAGGTCCTCGACCGCCTCGCCGCTGTCGAGGAGGAGGTATCGGCCCTCCGAGAAGATAACGCCCGGAAGGATGAGAGAATAGCCGAACTGGAGAGAGAGCTATTCAACCACAGCCTACACGGCCACCCCGACATGCGCCTCGATATCGCCGCCCTCCAGAGCCAGAAGAAGCCCGCCCCGGCCCTCCGCCAGTCCACAGCAGAAGAGCACGTAGACCGCCTCTTCTCGGAGATGCGCCGTCTTAGGATGCGCCAGACAACCGTAAGAGATGCGGCCCGGTTCATTGGTATCTCCAAGCCTCATATGCAGAAGCTAAAACCGTATCTAGCGGCTGATATGAGGTTTACGCTTTTGAAAGACCCGAACCGGCCGAACAGATATCTTATACGCATAGTTTAGGACGTAAAAACGTATCATGATACGATACGGTCATTTCGGATGAAACGCTAGCGGCTAAAACTCTGATTATCGGATGGGATGGTCATCTGATGAAATATAGTATAGTCTAGTCGGAGATATAGATATAAATACAGAGATAGAATATAAACAATATAGAAAATATGATCTGTGGCTTAATTCTAGCAAAAACGAATCGTATCATGATACGTTTTTGAATTGTGTAAAATCTAGGAGGTTATGGGAAAATGGACATCAATGAGGAGATCACCCGCCTCACTTCTCGCGCCCCGACTTCAGCTTCTCTTTCAGCTCGAAGGTGTAGCGCCTCGCCCTGGTCCCGCCCCTCCGAACGTTCTGAGCCTCCAGCCCCTCAGCCTTCAGCCACCGGCCCAAATGCTTAGGATGGCCCCCCACAACCTCGGCGACTTGGGAGACGCTCGGCTCCACCCCTCTGCTGTGGAAGTCCCGGATCACCTCCAGGGCTCTCTCGACGACCCCCTCGTCTGTCTTAGGTAAGGCCCCTTTCCCTGCTGTCTTAGGTAAGGCTTTGTCTTGTGTAAGGCCCGTTGTCTTATGTAAGGTATCTGTCTTAGGTAAGGGTCTTACATAAGACTCTTCGCTGTCTTGTGTAAGGACTTCTGTCTTTTGTAAGTTGTCTTGTGTAAGGCTCGCCGGAAGGGTCTTCCCGATGTACTTTTTCCGGGTCTTCCCCCCCTCCCACCAGTAGGCATACCAATAGGGGCCGTGTCCATCACCTCGCTCGCACTTCTTGCACCGCTCCTTCCCACAGAGGGAGATCTCTTGTTTGTACAACCTCCCCGTTGTGGGGTCCTTAACCGCGTCCATGGGTTGTCTTATGTAAGGGATGGTATATATAGATTCCTTACATAAGACAGCTTACATAAGACAGCCCGATGGATGCTGATTTCACCCACAAAGAGGAGGTTTTACAGGTCGAAACGGTGCTTATAAAATGGTGAGAATAGAATTGTTGCGGTGTTGATGACCAGTTATGCGACCTTCCGGACCAGGATCTCGCAGCAACGGCATTTCGGGTGCTTAATTGGCCCGCCTCCTCCCCCTCTATCAAACTGACCGTCGGGAAGATCCGCCCTCGCGCCCACAAGCCCCGCGCAGATAGGGCACATCCGGCCGTCGGGTGTCCCGAGCCATTCTCTTTCCCATTCGTCGGGGTCCAGGATCCCGCGCTTCACGGCGTCCCTGTTGGCCGCTCGATAACCCTCGTTGGCTGCCTTGTGGCCTTCAGTAAGCGATATGGTCATCGCTCTCTGTCTCAGAAGTCTATTGCGGTACTTCTCGACCGCCTTCGCTTTCGCGGCTTCATTCATCCCCACAAGCCCCTCCTCGAAGGTCTCCAGGGCTCGGAGCTGGCGGGGGAGGAGTCCGATATGGTCTTTGATCAGCTTCGCCTGAGCTGTGGGGGTTAGGCCCTCAGTCTGGCCCCGGAGGACGATATCTCTGATAGTAGCCTTCGCCGTCTCGTCGATGTACTTAACCTCAGCCGCTCCATATTTCATGATCCAGGCCGCTGTCTCAGGGTTTCGTAGATCGAATTTGACGCCTATCCCCACAAGCTTCCCGATCTCTTCGAGCTGAGCCTCGCCGCCCTCGTAAAATGCGGCCTCGATGAAAGGAGAGGGGTCGAAGGTCGTCGCCGGGATGTTCTTTCGGCCGTCGATCTCTACCTCCCTCTGCCACTTCAGGAAGGCCTCGGAGATCGTCCTCGCCCACTTGTCGCCTATTCGTTGGGTCGGGGTCCGGCGGGTCATTCACTCCCCCACGCCCCCGAGAAGAAGAACACGGAACTCCTCGGACCCCGATAAGCCGGGCGTGGACTTCACCACCTTAACCTCATAGACTATACCCGGAACGCCGCCAACAACGGGCCTAACCAGGGCCTCGGCCTCTATTTGAGCCTCACATATCACTTTGGCATCAGATACGGCGATAACTTCGCTGGCTTCGTCGTCACTCACCTTAAGGTAGGTCGATCTTTTGTCTTCCCACCTGCAGGCGAATTCTTGCCATGTGGGTGGGATCTCATCGCCGGCGGCATCAACGGCCCGAATACTGATTGTTATGCCGTAGTCCCCTCCCATATCGGTTGTAACTTCGGTGAGGTCGTCGAATAGCTCATCGC